GCAAAGTAACAGTATTTGCAGGTGAGTCTGGTGCAGGTAAATCTTATATATGTGCAGGTAACATTGTAAAACATGCACAAGATCAAGGAATCTTTGTAGTATTAATTGACTCAGAGAATGCACTTGATGAAAGTTGGCTACAAGCATTAGATGTAGACACATCTGCAGAAAAACTACTAAAACTAAACATGAGTATGATTGATGACGTAGCAAAAACTATATCAACATTTATGGCAGATTATAAAGCAATGGATGAAGAAGAACGTCCTAAAGTATTGTTTGTAATTGATAGTTTGGGTATGTTATTAACTCCTACAGATGTTGACCAGTTTAACAAAGGTGATATGAAGGGTGACATGGGTCGTAAGCCTAAAGCACTAACATCACTAGTACGTAATACTGTAAACATGATTGGTTCGCACAACGTAGGACTTGTATGTACTAACCACACGTATGCATCACAAGATATGTTTGATCCAGATGATAAAATATCAGGTGGACAAGGCTTTATCTATGCATCATCTATTGTAGTTGCAATGAAGAAATTGAAACTTAAAGAAGATGAAGCAGGTAATAAGATTAGCGAAGTGCGTGGTATTAGAGCAGGTTGTAAAGTAATGAAGACTCGTTACGCAAAACCGTTTGAAGGTGTACAAGTTAAGATTCCTTACGAAACAGGAATGAATCCATATAGCGGATTGGTTGACTTGCTAGAGAAAAAAGGCATGTTAGTAAAAGACGGTAATCGGTTAAAATATGTAAATTCTGAAGGCGAAGAAATGAAAGAATATCGTAAAGTTTGGGAAGCAGGCGGAGACGTGCTTGACAAAGTTATGATGGACTTTACTGCCCGAGAAAACTCTGTGATGGAAAATGAAGAATCCGAGGTAAATACCGAAGACGAACCAGTAGCTATTACAGAGGAATAATAAATGGATAATGCATCACAAATCGTTGACACTTGGCTGTTGTATAAGGAACATGCTGATAAGAAACACATTGAAATTTGTGCGGAAAAGTATGTAGACTTAATTGCAGATTACGGTGCTTCTGATATGATCTTAAGAGAATGTATCGGAAACTGTGATTACCTTGATGACGCTATAAGATATTACTTAGATATAGAAGACGATGACGATGATTACATTGACAATGACTGGGATGAATAATGGGTTGGTATAGTGAAGTTTCACGAGATGTGTCTAAGATACCTGACGCTATTGCACATTATGAAAAAGAATTAATTGAAGCTCGCAAAGAGTGTCGATTAGTAGGCAATGTTGAAAAGTCATCTGCCGCCATGCCCGGTATTGTTGAACATCGCTTTAATCAATTACAAGAAATTGAAGCAATACTAAACTACTTAAATATTGAGCTACGTAGATTGCGTAGTTCATATTTTAAGAAGTATCTTGAAAACTATCAACGTGCTCTGTCTAGTCGTGACGTAGAAAAATACGTTGACGGCGAGGCAGACGTTGTTGATTATGAAAAGATTATTAATGAATTTGCACTCATGCGTAACAAATGGTTAGGCGTACTTAAAGCACTTGATCAAAAACAATGGCAAATAACAAACGTTGTTAAACTTAGAGTTGCAGGTATGGAAGACGCATCATTATAATATCAGAACGATTTTGGAGCATTAGGGTATATGTTAAATAGTACTATTAACATGAGGACGTATTAATGTACCAATTAGCCAACGGGTGGTATGTACCAGATAATGAACAAAAAATAACTGGACATGTAAGCCACAATCCAGACAAAGAAAGTCCAACATATGAGAGTAGAGTAAGAGAACTTATAGTAGAAGCCTTACCTTATTTTGGCACATTTGTTGATGTTGGTGCTAATATAGGAATATGGGCTTATCCTTTTTCAAAAAAATTTAGTAAAGTGATTGCTTACGAACCAAGTCCGCGTAATCTAGAATGCCTATATAAAAATGTAGAAGGTGTTGAAATACATGAAGTAGGTCTTGGTAATATTAGTACTACTTTGAATTTTGTAGATAGTATAGACAACTGTGGTAACGCACATATTGTAAACAAGAAAAAGAAACATTCTTACGAAATACAAGTAAGAAAACTAGATGACGAGAATTTACAAGAATGTAATTTAATTAAAATTGATGTTCAAGGATACGAATGGCCAGTAATACAAGGTGCAATGACAACTATTGAGAAATTCACACCTTGGGTCATATTTGAGCCTAACCAAGACGTAGACGATATGGTAAAATACTTTAAGAGTATAGATTATAGTCCGTTACGTTGTAAAAGTAAAACATGTTGGGTATTTGCTCCCACGTCAGGACCTAATGCACCAAACAGTGCTTACTTTGGTGTAAATCAATACTTACAGCAACAGCAGATTATAAAAGACTTGTATTATGGTATTGCCTGAAATATATATCACAGATGAATCAGACGCTATAGTAGGTGACTTTACAAATTCTTTTGAAGATGTAAGGGCAACAACTTTTGCAGATCTTAAAAATAATCAAGACAACATACCTGTAATATTAAGAGGATTAACTGAGCGTAAAGTAATACGTTTGTGCGAACAACAAAATAGAGATTACTATTATATTGACACAGGATATATGGGTAATTTATACAAGCGAAAAGATTATCATAGAGTAGTAAAAAATAATGTACAAAATATGATTCCAAAATATGATTTACCTGCAGATAGATTTTTACAATTACCTCATGCAGTATCGAACTTAAGATTTAAAGGTTGGAAAAAATTTGATGGACCAATACTTGTTGTCACACCATCTAGTAAGCCTTGTATTTTTTATGGTATAGATAGAGATCAATGGGTTGAAGAAACAATTACAGAAATAAAAAAATATACTGATAGAGAAATTATTATTAGAGATAAAGCAGGTAGAGTGCAACGTGTTGGTGATAATAGTGTGCCAGTGCAACTAGTAAGAGAACAAATACATTGTCTAGTTACATATAATAGTATTGCCGCAGTTGAAGCGATTAGTACAGGTGTTCCAGCAATAGCAACTGCACCAGGAGCGGCTGATGCACTATGCACTAAAAATATTTCAGACATAGAAACACCTTTTTATCCTGATGAAGCAAAAGTATTAGCATGGCAAAACTGGCTAGCATACTGCCAATATACTCCTCAAGAAATGAATAATGGAACTGCTATTGCACTAATAGAAGAAATCAATGCAACTTCATAAAGAATGGTATTTGCCAGACCAAGACAGAATCGGACATAAAAACATAGACAATGGTTTTCCTTGTCATGTAGTTTTACCACAAGCATTAAAATATGTAAAAAAGTTAAACAGAGCTATAGATGTAGGTGCATGGATAGGTGATAGTACACTATTCCTTGCAGAAAGATTTAGTCACGTGATCGGTTTTGAAGCACATCCAGATACTTTTGAATGTTGCGTGAAAAATATGCAAACAAGAAATATAAAAAATGTTACACTTAATCAAGTTGGATTGTCTAACAAAATAGGTGAACTACAATTTCATCGTAGACTAAAATCGTCAAACTCTGGTTGGTTATCAAATAAAACTCCTCCAAAGGACATTACTACATTACCTCCAATCACAGTAAAAACTATATCTCTAGATACTCTTGATATTCCAAATATAGATTTTATTAAAATAGATGTCGATACACATGAAGGATATGTAATTGCTGGTGCTTTAAATTGGTTAAAGAAAACACAACCTGTTGTAATGATCGAAAACAAAGTAAAGGCACATAATAGACAGTATGATGATATGCCTAATCCAGATATTTTATTACGCAATCTTGGATATAAGATGATACAAAAAATAGATAAAGCAGATTACATATATGTACCACAAAATTATAACAAGTCTTAGTCACGAATATTTTGAAAACGGAGCCAATTTCAATATAACATCTTGGGACAAACGCTTTCCGAAAAATACAGAAATTCATGTTTATAGTGAAAGTGTAAGCTCGCCTAAAGGATTTAGTGATAGGGTTATATGGCATAACCTATATAAAGAATGTCCAGAGCTAGTAGATTTTATAAAAAGGTATAGAGATAATCCGCACTACAATGGATATAAACCTGATAAAAAAGGAAACATAAAATATAGTTACAAATTTAATGCTGTAAAATTTGGACATAAGATATTTCCGTTGTTTAGATTTTTACATAGCAATAAAGATATAAAAGCATATTGGATAGACGCAGATGTGTATTGTCCAACAGAAATTCCGTTACTTGTTTTAGATAAATGGATGCCTAATGATAAAATTGTAAGTTACTTAGGAAGATACGATAAACATAGTGAATGTGGATTTTTAGGTTTTAATTTACATCAAAAAGCAGGACAGGAATTTGTACGACATTATGAAAAATATTTTTATAATAATAATCTAGACAAATTAAGAGAAACACATGACAGTCATGTTTTTGATGTTGCAAGAAAAACATATGGTAACATAGGATTGTTTGAAGATCTAAATGCAACTCGTACAGATGATAAAGCACCATTCAATAGTTCTGTACTAGATGGATACTTGACACATGCAAAAGGATCTGATAAAGATAGATTGATAATGAAAGCAATCAAAAGAGATAAAAATCTACAAGCAAAACTACAAACAAAAACATTTAGATCAGATATTCACAACAAGTAAAAAATTTTATATTTGCCTTACGTGCAGTTTGTAATGGATCTTTTGTAAACATATACATATTGTTAAACTTACTACTCCATGATTCTATAGTTACATTCTTACCTAATAACATACCCCAATAGGCACCATGATATGTATTTGTAATAATATTTTTATACTGTGCAATTTCACACAACCATTCTTGTAATTCATCTTTATCAGCAACGTGTCTAATTGAATCGTATTCAGATCTAATCTTAATTTTATTATGTGCAATAGTAATTGTATCTTTAGTGGGTTTTATTTTGATTGCAACATCAAATGCAGGATGCATACAACTTGCACAAGGCACCCAATCATATCCTAAACCATAATCACGTAAACCTACCTTTACAAAATTTTTCATATAAGACGGTAGTGTAGATTCTTGTGGAACATTTATCAATTGTGATTTCTTTACATTGTCAGGATAATTATTGTGTCCTGCACCCCATAAAATAACTTTATTTTTTTGTGTAATTTCTTCTATAGTATTATGCCATTTTGGCCT